ATTGATCAAGATGAAATATATCTCTTGACCTACTGTAGTAGCCACTACCTTCCATGGTACTCTTGAAGCTATCATGCTCTTTGTCTTTGAAGTCCTCAAGAGTTAGATCTGGAACAGATTTGTTTACTGGTAAACCAGAACAGTTCCATCTATTTTTATCGCTTATCTCACGCATAGCATTCACTTGGTCTCTTGGTGTGTGTGCTATGATGTAGCGATTAGCCACATTCCACGCATTGTGATACGCAGTATCCCATTGACTTTTGTTTGTGTCATAGGTCTCTTTGTATTCACTAGGTAGATCGTGGATAGTTTTCAAAGCATGAGGGAGAATAATATTCTCTTTCACATCTTTGTCTATTAGTGTTTTTGCCATAAGATTAACTCCTTTTGTTTGGCGTTGATATAGTTTTAGTATATGGTGTTCGTGTGTGTGAGTCAAGTGTTTGACATATAAGCATAAATTCTTATAATAGTACATATGTTCGACAAAGATTTTTATACTAAACCTAATCCATTTTGGATTGAGCATTTCAAAAAGAAAGAACAAAAACGACAACAAAAAAAGGAGAAAAAAAATGACACAAGAACTAGACAAGAACGGAAGACCTAAAGTCTACTGTGCCAACTGTGGCAAACGAATGAACTACACATACACACAACAATGGTTTGGGTGTAGTGGATATAAGTATTGGTCATACTGGAGCTTAAAAGAGAACAACAGAGTATTTAATACAAGAGAAGAAGCTCAAGTAGAACTTCAAAGACTTAATGCTTTAGGGTACAGAGATCGTGGTTACGATTCAACGAGAGATGAAGATTTAAAAGTAGATACCTATGAATATGATAGAGAGGGGCTTAAATACTATGTAGAATATAGTGAGCCAGTAGGTGAGCCTGTCCCTTGGCAGTTTCATTCTCAAGAATGTATGATGCAGTTTCTACAACGACCAGATATAATTAGGCAGATACTTCCTATCATAGAGGCTAACAGAGCCGAGCCTATCATACCTGTTAAGAAACCTAGAAAGCCAAGACAGGTTAAGAATGACTTACCAGATTACAATGCTATGGCTAGAAGATTGGAGAGTGTACTGTGATTACGCAATCAGAACTAAAAAGACTAGAATCACAGGGATTAATTAAGATCCCTCTAATCGTTGCTATTCTTACAGAAGCTAAAGCACAAGGACTGAAATGGATATTCCAATGTGATGGAGAAAACTTCTTTCCTCATGACGAAGCCAATGAAAAGCAAGGCGACTATGATAACTGGGTGTTCACTAATGATATTGAAGAATCTCTCAAAGAATACAATCAAACAGATATAATGCACATTATCTTTGATAAAGGTGGGTGGATCATGTGGGTTGCCTGTAATGGTGAGGGCATTGATGCATTATCTGATTGGACAACACACAAGCACATAAACAGTTGGCTTGATCCTATCTCATTAAAGTACGGAGATGAATAGATATGACAAGCACAAAAATATGTAAAACATGTGGTGTTGAGTTTGCTATAAATAAATGGCAAACTACAAAACAATATTGTAATGATAGTTGTAAGACTAACTGGCGACCCAATCGTGGCAAACCAAAAGGTAGACCTAAAGATGAATGGAAAGAAGTGTTTACTAAGTATGGTATATAGACCCCCCTCGGAACCACAGGTTCTTATAGCACGGATTCAAATCAATGTCAATAGCAAAAGGAGATAAATATGAATATATTTTTTTTAGATAGATTACCAGAAAAGTCAGCAGAGATGTTATGCGACAAGCACATACCCAAGATGTTGCTTGAGACTTGTCAGATGTTATCTACTGCATACCAAAGAAACTTAGGAGAGAAACCTATACTATATAAACCAGCATATCCTAATCACCCCATGACTAGATGGGTTGGAGATTCACAGCCACATTTTGAGTGGGCATTTGATCATGCAGTAGCTATATCCCAACAGTACACAAAGAGATTTGGTAAGACACATAAATCAAATCGTATAATTAAAGTTATAGCATGTGATCTTTTAGATGAGATAAATGAATCGGTAATGTTTGCAGACAATGGCTTTCAAGATCCACCACAATGTATGCCAAATGAATACAAGTGTGATGACTATGTTCAAGCATACAGAAACTATTACATGGCAGATAAGAGATACTTTGCAGCTTGGAGTAAAGGTGTACCTGCACCTGCTTGGTGGTTGACACAGACTAGCGAATCTCCTACTATAAGTATATGAAAAAAAATTATTCACAAGCGTCACTAGATAAGATTAGTAGTGGTCATACGATATACACAAAGACAATCAAGGTAGTAGAGTTCTATCCTTTCAAGGCTTTGAAGCCAGTTATCAACAAGAAGTTAGGCAAGAAAGTTAGCAAAGGTATGCACAAAGGCAGACCTATCTTTACTCTTACCCTAGAAGAGAGAGCCACATGCCCTCGTACTTGTGGGCATTGGGATGATTGCTATGGCAACAATATGCCATTCGCACACAGGATATCACATGGCAAAGGACTGGCACACAAACTATATGCAGACCTCACAGAGATACAGAAGAAGCATGAGAAGTTTCTTGTAAGACTTCATGTGCTTGGAGATTTCTATTCAGTAGATTATGTACAGTTCTGGGAGAGATGTCTTGCTAAGTTTCCAGGTCTTGCTATCTGGGGCTATACACATTGGCACCCAGGCACAGACATAGGAGATGAGATCAAGAGAATACGCACAGCACAATGGGATAGATTCTCAGTACGATTCTCAGATTACACCAGAGATATACTATCAGCTAACTCAGAAGAGATAGCGAAGAAAGGTGTAGTGTGTCCAGAGCAGACAGGCAAAGCCAAGAGCTGTGCCGATTGTGGTCTGTGCTGGTCAATGAAGAAGCAACCAGTTATATTTAAGACACATTGACATAGGTGTATGATTGTGTTAGTATAAGTTATTCTCAAGAGAACAGAGAGCTGAAGCCGTGTCAGGTTCGCTACTTGGTGGTGTTAGGCTCTCGCTTTTATGAGAGAGGTGGGAATGGTCGTTACCTACAAGCCTCTCTCGTTTATTAACAACAACAAAGGAGGACTAAATGCAAAGACTAAAACGACAAACATTCTCAGATGAACTACATAAACTTGTAGGTTCTAAGATATTCTCAGCAAAGTTTACAAAGAAAGATGGCTCTGATAGAGTTATCAACTGTATGCTTGGGGTGAAGAAACATCTGAGAGGTGGAGAGAGAACGACAAAGAAAGAAGAGTTTATGATTGTCTTTGATACTATCAAGAAACAGTATCGCAATATCAATCTCAAGACTCTTGATTGGATTCGTTTCAATGGACAGATGTATACTGTAGAGTTACAGTACAATAAGAATCAAATGAAACTTACACCAGTAGTAGGGCTTGATGATGAGTAAAGATAAAGAAGATTGGTGGGACACACATCTTATTATAGATGGTGTAGATAAAGATACTGCTAAAAAAATAAAAGAAAGGCTTAAAAAAAAGATTCGACATGAAGAGCCATATAAAACATTTAACACTGAGGAAGGTCCTGAGTGATAAAAGATATTGGTATGAACAAATGGTAAAACCCAAAGCTAGCTAGAGAGGTAGTGTTCGTATCAG